GCGAAAGTTAAAAAGTGATTTTTTATAAATAAAGATCAGAGATGAAGTTAATTACTGAACATAACGAAAATATTAAATTTCTCACAGAAGGTGAGAAAGGTGATAAGAAATATATCATCGAAGGTATTTTCATGCAGGCTGAACAAAAGAATCGCAATGGACGTATCTATCCTAAGAACGTTCTTGAAGGTGCTGTTGATCGCTATGTGAAAGAATATGTTTCAAAAGGCCGTGCAGTTGGTGAGCTTAATCATCCAGAAGGTCCAGCAATTAACCTCGATAAAGTCAGTCATCGTATCACTGAATTGCGTTGGGATAAAAACGATGTCTATGGCAAAGCTCTTATCCTAAACACACCTATGGGCAATATTGCAAAAGGTTTGCTTGAAGGTGGTTGCCAACTTGGTGTATCAAGTCGTGGTATGGGCAGTGTTAGTCAAAACGAAGGTGCAAGCCGAGTTAATGATGACTTTATTCTTGCTACTGTTGATATTGTACAGGATCCAAGTGCACCTAGTGCATTTGTTAATGGCATTATGGAATCAGTTGATTTCTTTTTTAAGGGCAACGAAATTATTGCAGTTGCCGCTGATAAAGCATCAACTAAAATTAAAAAACTTTCAAGCAAAAAACTTGCCGAACAGCAAGCTAAAATTTTCAAAGATTTCTTAACTGAAATTTCAGTTAAGTTTTAATATATTATGGAATATTTGAATTTAGTATGGGAAAGGTGAAACTATGAGACTGAGGATATACCTCCTCTCAATAAAGCAAAAACAAAAAGGATGAAACAAAAATCAAAACTAAAAGATCTTATCGAAGATATTGTTGATTCTGATTTGCTCGCTCTTGATGAGTCAGAGTATCAGTCTCAAGAAGAAGCGCGCGATGAAGACGAAGACGAAGATGAGGACGAGGAAGATGAAGTAGAGGAATCTGCTGACTCAGATGAAGAATCAGAGGAAATGGATGAAATGAAATTAATCAAAAAAGCTGAACTTGTTAAAGCTAATTTGAAGAATAAGTTCAAAGTTGGTCAAAAAATTGAGGTTACTACCAGTCATCATGACGGTCGTGGCAGCTATGATCAACTTGTTAAGACATATACAATCGATAAAGTTAATCCAACAACGCTTGACATTACTGATGAAAAAGGAAATACTTATCGTTTTGATCCTAATAAATCTGGTGTTGATAGCGTCGAAATTATAAAAGAAGCTGAATCGGACGAAGAAATTGAATCTGAAGAAGAAGTAGATGAATCTGCTTATAATGATTCAGATGACAAAATGGAAGAGACTGAATCAGAAGAAGGCGAAGAAGAAGAAGAAGAAGACGAGGAAGACGAGGAAGAAGAACAACATGAAAACTTCAAAGTTGATCTTACCAACGTCAGCAATCTAATCGAAAGTGAAGAAGGTCTTACTGAAGAATTTAAGAGCAAAGCTGCACTTATTTTTGAAGCTGAGGTCAAATCACAACTTCGTAGCATTAAAGAAGGTCTTGAGCAAAAATATACTCGTCGTCTTGAAGAAGCAGTTGCAACTGTCGAAGATACACTTACAGAGCAAATTGATGGTTATCTCACCTATGCTGTACAGCAATGGATGAAAGAAAATCAAGTTGCGGTTGAAAGCAGCATTCGTACAGAGATCGCTGAAAATTTCATGAGCTCATTAAAGACTCTCTTCACTGAAAGCTATGTTGAAGTTCCAGCTAGCAAGCTTGATCTATTCGCAAAACTTGAAGAAGAAAAACAAGAAGTTGAATCTAAATTGAATCGCAGTCTTAATCTTCTTTCAGGTCTTGTTGAAAAAGTCGAAGACATGTCTCGCGCTCAGGCAATTGAAGAAGCATGTGCAGATTTGACACAAACTGAAGCACTTCGTTTGAAGAAGCTTGCAGAGAGTGTTGAATTTACAAATGAAAATTCATTCGCCGATAAGGTCAAAACACTTAAAGAATTTTATTTTACAAACAAATCTGTTTCTAAAAATAAAACAAAAACTCTAACTGAAGAAACTTTGTATGAAGATTCTGAAGTTGAAACATTCGTCGAAGGTGAAATTCTAGAACAAACTAAAATTGATCCAGAGATGTCGCAATATCTAAAAGCACTTAACGCGATGAATAAGAGCGTTACTTACTAATTCCCAACCCCAAACTAAAAACAAACAAAAACAATTATGTTCAAATCAGACGCATTAGAAAAAAAATGGGCACCTATTCTTGAGGCTGCCGACGCACCAAAATTCGCAGACACATATCGTAAGAGTGTAACTGCAGTTCTTTTGGAAAACCAACAAAAAGCGGCTCGTGAAGCTCGTGAACAAGCAATCTACTTGCAAGAAACTGATGTTAGCACCCAAGGTGGTAACTATCAAGGTGCAGGTGTTGATCGCTGGGATCCAGTTCTTATTAGCCTTGTACGCCGCGCGATGCCTAACCTCATCGCTTATGACGTAGCAGGTGTTCAACCAATGACAGGACCAACTGGTCTTATCTTTGCGATGAAGTCCCGTTACAATAGTCATGACGCAGCAGTAAAAGGTGATGGTCTTGACGCAACTCAAGGCACAGCTAACCCAGAAGCTCTATTCAACGAAGCAAATACAGCATTCGCTGGTACAACTGGTACACCAACCGGTCAAGGTCTTGAGCGTTCTGCTGGTGAAGGTAACATTGCGGGCGAAATGGGTTTCACAATCGAAAAATGCATTGTTGAAGCTAAAACTCGTCAACTTAAAGCTGAATATTCAATGGAACTTGCACAAGATCTTAAGAGTGTTCACGGCCTTGACGCTGAGACAGAACTTGCTAACATTTTGAGCACAGAAATTCTTGCTGAAATTAACCGTGAGGTTATTGGCAAAATCAACTGGTCTGCAAGCACTGGTGGTATCAGCGGTGGTTTCGACCTTGCAGTTGATGCAGATGGTCGTTGGGCTGTTGAAAAATTCAAGTCTCTTCTTTTCCAAATTGAAAAAGAAGCTAACGCGATTGCTAAAGCAACACGTCGTGGTAAAGGTAACTTTGTTATCTGCTCCAGCAACGTAGCTAGCGCTCTTGCAGCAGCAGGTGTACTTGACTATGCTCCAGCATTGTCAACAAGCCTTAACGTTGACGACACCGGTAACACATTTGCTGGTATCATCAATGGTCGCTTGAAAGTGTTTATCGATCCTTACAGCACAGCTGATTATATCACTGTTGGTTTCAAAGGTTCAAACGCATATGACGCAGGTATCTACTACTGCCCATACGTACCACTTACTATGGTTCGTGCAGTTGATCAAATGAGCTTCCAGCCAAAAATTGGCTTTAAGACTCGTTATGGTCTTGTTGCTAACCCATTTAGTACTGGTGCAGGTGCTACAAACACTGCAGGTGCAATTACTGAAAACTCAAACGTTTACTTCCGTAACTTTACTGTAACTAACATCAACTCAGGTGAGCCTGCATTTGATGGTCAGTACGGATTCGGTGCATAATCTTAACGTCCCTTTACCTTAGGACGAACCCAGCAGGGGAGCTTTAAGCTCCCCTGCTTTATTTTGCATAAATACTAATATGAGTGTTGATAATAGTCTATTACCTAATTCACAATTTCGAGTAATTATTGGAGGAACAAGTGAATTTCCAAAATTGTCGTTTTTTGCAACAAGTGTTAATTTGCCTGCCGTATCAACTGAAGCAATATCAACTAAATATCGAAATCTGCCCGGATTTACATCAGGCAATAGTCTGACATATGAGCCATTAAATTGTACATTACTTTGTGATGAAAAGATGACAGCATATCTTGAATGTTTCAATTGGCTTAAACATAATGCAAAAGATGGACCTGATATCAAAACAACTGATATTACAATTGAAACATTAACAAGTCATTTTAATATTAGTCGAAGCTTTCGTTTTATCAATGCATTTCCTACAAGTTTAGGATCAATTGAATTTAATAGCAGCACCGAATTAACCTATGCTAGTTTTGATATAAGCTTTAGTTATGACGAATTTGATCTTGTATAGATAAATTATGGATGTTGAAGATCTTTTAAAACAATGGGCAAATGATTCAAAGATTAATGATAACGCGCTTGATGAAACGACATTAAGAGGTGCAATGCTGCATAGTAAATATCTTGAACTTTATACAATTGCCAAACTGAGATTAAAAAAGAAAGAGCTTGATTATGCCATTCTTAAAAAAGACAAATGGCTTTATTATAATGGCAAAATGACAAAGGACGAGATGGATAGCCGAGGATGGGCTTATGATCCATTTCATGGCATGTCAAAGCCGCTTAAAGGTGATATGGAAATGTATTATAATACTGACACTGATATTGCAGAATGCAAAATGGGCATTGAATATATCTCTGTCTATGTTGATACATGTAAAGAAATACTTGATACATTGCGCTGGCATCATCAAAAAATACGAAATATTCTAGAATTCAAAAAGTTCCAAGCCGGTGTTTAAACTAATCAAAAAGAACGAAGCAGAGATTTTTGTAAGATCATCTGATAGTGGTGCTCTTATGGAGTTGTCTGAACATTTTACCTTTTTTGTTGAAGGTTATAAGTTCATGCCAACATTTAGAAATAAGATGTGGGATGGTAAATGTCGATTGTTTAATTTGCGATCACATACATTGCCTTATGGTCTAATTGGTGAAGTTGCAAAATTTGCAAAAGAACGTAACTATAATATTGAATATGATGATAGTTTACACACAAATTTACCGAGTCGTCAAGAGGTTATTGATTATATTAGCTCTTTGAAATTACAGGCAAGAGGATCAGATATTACACCTCATGACTATCAAATTGAAGCAGTAATACAAAGCCTAACAAGTGGACGAGCTCTTGTATTAAGTCCGACTGGC